GACGCTCGTCAGCCTTCGCCACCCACTCCTGAAACTGCGGTCGGACGTCGTCCAATGACACCTTGGCCTTTGCCAGTGGGAACCGGTTATCGTTCTCTGCGACAAAGCCCGAGCGCCGCTTACCTTGGAGCGTCTCGGGATAGTCCGCCGCCCTGAAGTGCTTGCTGCCGGTACGGATCCAGATATCCGCCTGGCCGCCATAGACCTTCTTGAAAAAAGCCCCCTGATAACGCCGCCCGGCCACCGACACGCCCGAGCGATTCTGACGTGCCCGCCCGATGCGGCTGGACTCAATCGGGTTGATCCCGAACCAGAGCTTGCCCTGGCCTTTGCTGTTGATTGGGTAAGCCCGCAACCGCTGGCGAACGGCGGAGACTGCGATCCGCTCCTTGCTGCTGACTGCACGCGCAATGTGCGTGCGAAGCCAGCGCAAGGTCTTGTTGATTGCTCGCCGGTGGGCGGCTGCGGCCGCCTTGGGCACCAGCGCAGTAAAGTCCTTGTAGGCCTGCATATCGGTTTTCGATAGCTGCAGGGTGATCATCGCGTCTCGGGCTGACTGCTGGGTGTAGCTGCCAACGCTCATGGATTGATCCTCAGAATCAAGGTGACAAGGCCATCACCCCCAGGCTCAAGCCTCACCAGGGTGTAAAGGCCACCACCATCGTGGGCCGGCAGATCCACTCGGACCTGCTGACGCTCGGCCACCCCTTCGGAGTCCGACACCCGGATCACCAGGTGCGGCTCGCGAAGTCCTGTGTTGATCCGGCCGAGCTTGGGTTGCAGCCAGGGCGCCGAGAACATCCCCAGCACCTCGCGCCCCTCAATGAAGGCCGTGTCGCCCAGCACCTCAAACACCGTGCCGTCAACACTAGCGATCAGGTCACGAAAGCCCACGTTTAAAGCTCCAGCAGAATCTGAGCTCGAGGTCGAGTGCACAAATGCAGCGGGTTGGACTGCGCCTCACCGGCCATACCTTTGTTGAACGGCAGTGGCTCGATCATGCTGTAGTAAGGGATACCCTGGGTGTTGACCGTTTCCATGTAGTCGGCCGGTGCAAACACGGAGATGTACAGATCCGGCACACCTTCAGGGACCAGCAGCGCCTTGTCGTCGTGGACGAAAGACACGCCAGCCACTTTGCCACGGTAGCGCTCCCAAATAATGCCGCCGAACTCGAAGCTCTCACGGGCGTCACCGCGAAGCGCTGCCGCCTGCTGGCTGTTGAGATAGGTTTCTTTCACCGACTTGTGAACGATCAGCTTGTTCCAGAAGTTCTTGCCGCAGAAGGCGCGGGAGCTGGTACTGGTCACACTGCCGAGGGCATCTTCTTGCATATCGAGCGCTTCGCCGCACTTTACCCGCAGCTCCGTGCTCGACTCGGCCAAGCCCATGGGCAACTTCTGACGCGACACGCCGAAGCGGTCGTACAAGTCCAGCAGCACCGTCGAACCATCGGCATCGAGGACCTGGCCATTCAGGGCGCCCATGCGCTGGAATTCATGCGTTGCATCCAGCTGACGACGCGCTTTCGCCAGGCGGGTATTGACCACATCCTGCACCGCCTGCAACTCGGTGCGAGTACCGAAGGCACGAATGCCCTGGATCTCGTCGGCCTTGATAGTGAAGCGCTCCGGCAGGTGCACGGTGTTGAACGGAATCAGGTTGCGCTTACTCGCCGCCACCACCAGACCAGAGCCGCCCCGCTCACCGGCAGGCACCAAGGCCAGGGTATCGCCGTCCTTCTCGATCTGTACGGTCAGGGTGGTGACGCCCTCCTCGCGGAACAGGCCCAGAGCGCTGATACGGCCCGGAAGGTAGGGTTGATCGTTGAGTGCAGCAGTCAACGCAGTGACGGTAAACGCTTCGTCGTCAAAAATGGCGATGTCGGCCATGGGTACTCTCCAGAAATGAAAAAACCCGCTCTAGGCGGGCTGGGCAAAAAGGGCTGAGGGTCTTAACGAACAATCAGGAAATGAGTGGACAAGTCCTTTTCGGCCTCAGGGTCCAAGCCGGTCAAATGCAACTCGCTGACTTCAGCCAAGCGCACCACTGCGCGACCACGGCGCACGATATCCGACTCTCCCAATTGCCCGTAGAGGATCGCAACGGCCGCCTGCGTACCGTCTTCGGCGGCAGGGTCATAAGGCGCAAACTCGCCCGTGTCTGTCACCAGGCCGAGGACTTGACCAGAGTTCAACGCAGGACCTGCAGCGACATTGATGGTTTCCCGAGAAATATTCCCGGCGCCCTCAGACAACAGAAACTCACCTGTGTGAATCGGTTCTTTTTTGATAGTCATGCTATTGCTCCTTTCGCGCCACGCGCAGTTCCAGATTGAGCCGCTTGACGCGAAGCCCAGATCGAAGTGGGATCAGGTTGTTTGGCCAGCACCTTGGGTGCCGGGTCGTTGTCCAGCGGCAGGCTGCTATCGATTTCAAAACCTTTGCCGCTGGAGACGATCTTGTCGAAAAGACGCGCCCGCACTGCAGCAGCATCCAGCCCCGCGGAAACATACTCAGCGCTGAACTCGGGCAACCGCGCGGCAACGCACAAATCATTCACCGCCTTGGCCCGGGCCAGGCCGGCCAGCACGATCTCTTCGCTTTCGAGCCGGGTTGATTCGAGCAGCGGCGTTACCAGGTTGCTGATACCGGCCGCGGAGCAACGCTGGGTAATCATCAACGCCAACTTGGCCGAGTCGACCACAGGCGATGCTGCCGGATCGGGTGGCTCAATAGGATCGACGTCCGGGTCTCCCTCAGGCGGTTCGTTGAGCTGGGCCAGTAGATCCGCTGGGGCATGCTGGTAACGCTGCATCACCCCGCCCTGTCCCAGGCACGCCTTAACCTTCACACCATCGCCCACTTCATCGGCCAGCCCCAGGGCCACTGCTTCATTGGCAGTAAGCCAGGTTTCGGCATCGACCAAGCGCCGCAACTCAGCCTCATCGATCTCGGTGGCCTTCGACTTGTAGGCCGCGATAATCGCCTCAACGGTCTGGTCGAGAGCATCGGCTACCTTGCGGAAGTCCTCGGCATCGCCAGAGGCGTAGGTCCAAGGGTTGTGGATCATCATCATGGCGTTGGCCGCGATCACCACCCGGTGCGCGCCGCACACCGCCACACTGGCCGCACTGGCTGCCAGGGCATCAACCCGCCCGGTGCAGCGTTCGCCCAGACGCCGCAAGGCGTTGTGCATCGCCAGGCCGTCGAACAGGTCACCACCAATGCTGTTGAAGGCGGCGATAACCGGCGACACGCCGTCATCCATGGCCCGCAGGTCCTGCACAAACTGATTGGCTGTCACACCCCAGGTACCGATCTCGCCGTAGACAAATACCTCGATCACACGCTCAGTGGCTTCACCACTGGCCTGCACCGTGTACCAGCTTTCGTCTTTGACTTTCACCCGCTCGCCGGCTCGGTTGTAAATGCGCGGACGCGCTTTTTTGCTCATGATTGCTCCTTGTCGTCGTTGGTGACGACGGCGTCGAGAGTGTTGTAGTTGAGGCCCAAGTCAGCAGCCCTGGCGAGGTCTGCGGCGTTTTCAGCATCTACCGTTTCAGCGTCATAACCGGTGCGCAACACCATTTCGCTACGCGAGGCAAAGCCCGCCTGGACTTCCATACGTCGCGCCTGTACGTCCTGAACTGGTTGGATATACGCCCAACCTTGCGGGATCCACCGGGTACGCAGGAATTCGCGGCGGCGTTGCGTGTAATCGTCCAGGACCAACGAACCTGACAACACCGCCATGTCCATCCAGGCGGCCCGCACCGGGCGGCAAAGCTGGTGCACGTACACCCCAAATTGCAGTTGCTCCAGGCGGCGCCGAAACTCATTGAGCACCACCCGCAGGGCACGATCGTTGACCTCGCGCATGTCGCCAGTGAGGATCTCGTAAGGAGTTCCTGTCCCTGCCGCAGCGGCCATCAATTGCTGCCGCATGAAATCCGGATAGTTGTTGCCCGCGTCAGGCGGCTTGGAAAACTCGACCTCCTCACCTGGCCCAAGCTCCTGCATGGTGCCGGGCTCAAGCGCGACCATGGGAGTAAAGCCATCACGATCCAGGCTCAACGGCTGGCCGGTAATAGGATCCCTTGGCACCGGCCCGGAGTCCGGCGGCGGACGGGTGATGAACCCCGCGAACAGGTTGGCCACCTCCTGGCGGAACAACACCGCATCGTCGTAGTTGTCGAGACTGCGCAGGCGTTTGAGCACCGGCGATAAACGCGGTACGCCACGCAACTGGCCCGGCTCGACCGGTTCAAAGATGTGCAGCACCTGAGCGGCCGGCACGCGGACCAACTGGTTGTAACCGGCGTTCAGCGACGACGCGTCGCGAGGATGCGACAGGTACATCCAATAGGCGACTCGCTTGCCGCCCGGGGTGAACTCGATCCCCGCACGGATGACGTTTCCGGCCTTGGTGGTTTCAAACTTGTCGTGCGGCACAAACTCCGGGGCAAGGATCTGGATCTGCAACGGAACCGCGAGACCTTCATCCAGGCCACGAGGGCGCAACCGCACAAAACACTCACCCGAGGTTTCCACCGTGCGGGCGACCAAGGCCTGCTGACCGTAGAAGTCGGTACGCTCGTCGGCGTCCGACTCGTCGACCCAGTCCTCCCAAAGCTCCTGCAACAATTTGCGCAGGGGGGCATCATCGGTTTTAGGTCTCGGCGTGATGCCGGTGCCGATCAGATTGCTAACGCGCTTATCGATCACGTTATAGGCATACGGATCATTACGAACCGCTGCCCGCGAACGCGACCGCAGATTGCGCAGCGCCGGGGTATTGATGCTGTTGATCCCGTTGTCTGGAGCATCCCAGCCGGTGGAACGGCGCCCTTCGCCCGCGCCTTCGTAACTGGCCTTGATGTTCGACGGCAGTACAAAGCCGTTACGGGTCAACGTCGGAAAGTGACGGGCCATTAGAGTCCCTTGCCTCCGTGATACAACCGAACCGCCCGAGAACGCGGGCCGGCCGCGCTGACCAACGACGTGCGAATTTCTTCGCGAGCCTTGAGCAGTTCGTCGACGGTGCGGTACTCCACGGTGCGGTCGGTGTAGCGCACGACTTTTTCACCGCGAGCGATGGCCGCCTCAACTGCGTCGAGGTGCTTCTGGGTAAATGACATATCAGCGTCTCTTCAGATAACCGCTGGTGGAGCTGCGGCGTTGAGGGGGAGCGGTTGCCGGACGCGATTGAATGGCCGGTTGAGGCGACTGTTGCGGTGAAGGTGTTTCGACAGGGTGCCGAAGTCGCTCACCTTGAACAGGTTTTTCATCTCCGAGGGGCACCGATTGGTTTATCGCCTTTTGGACCCGATCCCAGTCATGTTGCTGGTAACGGTTGATACCGAGGTAATGCGCCATAGCCAGGTTGTAAACCAGCAGGT